GGCTACTGTCGGGGGGGGGGGGGGACGCGGGCGACGAGCGTGAAGATCACTGAGGCTATTGCGAATGTGGCGACGGTTGGTGCTACTGGGGCAGGTGTGACGCTTCCCGTGGCGGTTCCCGGCAAAGTCGTGTTGGTATGCAATAATACCACAACCGACTTGCGGGTTTTCTCAGACGGGTCATCAACCATAAATGCGGTAAGCGGTGATACAGGCATATTGCAGCTAGGACCAAGCGTGGCATTTTACATCGCGCAGTCTTTGCGCCAATGGGTCACGGCAAAAATTCCAACCGCTTCCACACTATTATCCTACGGGTCTTTCTATTCCACCCAAATCCAAACAAACACAGATAACACCGATCGTCAGATTATGACGCTGAACAATACGGTCGCAACTTCGCCGGGTATTAGTATTGTGGGTGGATCGCAGATCACGGTCGCAAATACTGGCGTTTATAACATTCAGTTTTCAGCGCAGATGGATAAGACGGACTCTGGAACAGATGTTGTGGATGTTTGGTTGATGGTGAATGGGCAGAATGTGCCTAATAGCAATACAACTTTGTCACTGGTGGGGAATAATGCGAAAGTGGTAGCGGCGTGGAACTTTGTGTTACCGCTGAATGCTGGGGATTTTGTGCAGTTGGCGTGGTGGTCGGCGGACGCGGATTTGCGGATTTACGCACAGCCTGCCCAAGCGGCGGTGCCAGGCGTGAGTCCTGCCTTGCCAGCCATCCCCTCGTTGATTGTGACGATCAATAGTCTGTAAGAGGAGTGTAAAATGCCAGCTAAAAGCAAAGCGCAGGCGAAGATGATGGCGATGGTCGCGCATGACCCCAAAGCTGCAAAGCGGCTGGGCATTCCGCAGAGTGTAGGGAAAGAATTTGAGGTTAAGGGGAAGGGCGCGCTTTCCAAACTTCCTAAAAAAGTCAAGAAAAAATGACTCGGTATCGGCTCGGATCGTTTGAAGGATTGCTGGAAATTGAGGCGGTTGAAAGCGGCCCTTTTCCCCTCCGGGCTTATGGGTTTTTGCAGTTTTCCCCGAAAGATCACCCGAATGGCGAATTGATGCTGGAGGTGAGGGGAAAGGAAATTTGGGTCTGGGTTGCGGAGAGAAAACATGGCGAAGTTGACGACCAAGGGCCGTAAGGCTATCCCGAAGGGTGAATTTGGGCTTCCGGGCGAGCGCAAGTATCCGATGCCGGACAGGGCTCATGCTGCGAACGCTAAAGCACGGGCCACGCAGATGGTTGCCAAGGGCAAGTTGAGTGAAAGTTCTGCAGCTAAGATCAAGGCGAAGGCCAACAAGGTGCTGGCAAAGGGTAAAAAGGGGGCGTAAGCCTTGAGTTTTCGACATCTGGCAGGGTTGCAATATGCAGCGATGTGTTTGCGCCCCGCCCATATCCCGAAAAGTAGGCCGAAAGGGGCGAAAGCGGCGGGGCTGCGCTATGAAAAGGCGTTAGCGGCGGCGATCCCTCGTGCCGATCACGGGCAATGGTTTGAGTTTAGAGATTTGAACGGGCCTGGACATTGCCAGATGGATTTGGTGATTGAAGGGCAGAAAAGAATTGTGATAATTGAGTGTAAGCTGACGGATATTGAACAGGGAATGGCGCAGTTGCGCCATTTGTATTTCCCGATTGCGGAGCTTGTCTGGCCTGACAAAAAGCCGTTGGGGATTGTGGCGGCGAGACATTTAAGCAAATGCCCGGACACAGGGCTGGTGGAAAGCACCTTGAAGGCCGCAATTCTTCGCGCCGAAACACAAAAGGTCATTCCAGTGCTGCATTGGATGGAGCGAATGCCGCTTTAACCCGAAAGGTGCGCCATGTTACCACCAGATTGGGAATTTTTCTTGTTTTTTGCCATTCGTCTGGTGGGATTGGGGATTGTAGTGATTTCTTTGCATAATGTGTTGAAACTGTTGTTGGGTCAGAGCCATTTTTGAAAGTTTTGTGGGGGTAATGCGTTGACTGGCGAAGCAAATCGGGTCAGATTGCAGGGTGCCCAAAGCCCTCGAAAGCAGGCATGACGTGCCGCGAGGCGGTAAAGGGGTTTAAGATGGCGAAACAGAATAATAGTGGAAAAGTGTTAGCGGAAAAGCCGCCCCGAGGCGTGAACACCCGCGACATTCAGCACTCGACCGAATATAAATTCGATGAAAAGTCGGGGACTTTTTCGAAAGAGGCCCGAAAGGGCAATGCGAATTATCAGGCACCGGACAGATTTGTGCCCGGAAATCCTGATTATCAGTCTGGCGTCACCCAGAATGTTGGTAATCCCGTGCAGAGTGACGGACTGCGCGGAGCAATCTCGCTCATAAGAGGCAAATGATGAAAAAAGTTGCTCTTTTTGGCGGTCTGCTTGCGCTTGTGGGTGTAAGTGCCGCTTTTGCACAGGGTCAGTTTCCGGGTTATCCGCTCGCCACGGCTTCGCCGTCCTCTGGAAATGCTGTTACGCTCCCACTGACGGGTGTGGAGCAGATTCCGGCTGACACGATGCTGTCGTATGGCATTCAGCCGCAGACCGAAGTTATCACCACGGCGCAGTTGCGCGCTTACGTGCTTTCGGGCTCAAGCGTTCTGACGTATATCAAGCTGCCGACTTCGACGATTGCGGCGCTGCCGACCTGCGCTGCTGCGCTTAACGGTGCGGTTGCGGCTGTTACGGACGGCACCGCTTATGCGACCGGCACGTATGGTTCTGCGGTTGGCGCGTCGGGCGCTGTTACTCGTCAGGTTATCTGCACGAATACCGCTGGCGCGACGACCTACGCTTGGGCGTATAACTAAGTATTGCGAGAGGGGGCCGAAAGCCCCCTCACCTTTTAGGTTATTTTGGAGAAAGCTATGAAAAAGCTCCTTGCATCGACGGCCCTGATGTTTGGGGCTTTAATTGTTCCTGCGGACGCCCAGTTAAGCACTCCGGGCGGCGCGAGCGGGACGATCCAGTATAGCGTTGCGGTGTGTAATCCGAATAGCCCGTTTCGTTGCGCTGCGCCAGATGCATCGGGGAATTTGCCTGTAACGCTGTCGGGAAGCCCGATTGTGCTGACTTATGGTCGGGCGACTACCGCTGCGCCGACTTATGTTGATGGGACGAACAATCCTTTTAGCCTCGATCTGTCGGGTAATCTGCGGACGGCCATCAGCGGTTCGCTTCCGGCTGGCACGAACATTATCGGTAGAGTTGGTATTGACCAGACAACTCCGGGCACCACGAATGGTGTGCAGGTAAATGCTGCGTTGCCAGCTGGCACGAACACGATTGGTTCGTTGAACCCGCTGGCGGGCACATACACAAGCCGAAATTTGGCACTTACGACCGGCGGCACGGCACAAGACTTGATGGCGTCAAACGCCTCTCGTCGTAAATTCTACATCCAAAATCCTTGCACCGCAACGGGACAGGGCATCGCAGCTGTGGAAAGCATTTACATCAGCTTCACGGGCGCGGCTGGTGTGAACAACGGCACGTCGATTGAGATTTTGGCTTGCGGCTCGTATGAGAGTGACGCTGGGCCGATTTCGACACAGGCGATTAGTGTGAATGCGGCGACGACCGGGCATAAGATTGTTGCGGGAGAAATGTAATGGGACTTAACAACAACCCTTCACAGCCTGCATATCTGATCCCAGGATTGCCCTCTGCGATGGGGGCGACAAAGGTTGTCTCAACAGATGCGAGTGGAAATCTTGTCTCGTATAGCGTGTCGGGGACAGGCACGACTGTTGCGCTGACCGCGAGTCCGGTTTTCACTACCGACATCACGGTGAACGGAGCGCGAGTTGGTCTGGGCAATAGCAGTCTTACGTCGAACGTGGCGTTCGGTGCGGGAGCCCTTACAAACATTTCTACTGGCCAGTATAACGTAGGCATCGGTCGAAATGCACTGACAAACGTAACGACTGGCCAGTATAACGTGGTCATTGGCGACGGTGGACTTGCGAACACGAATGGCTCAGTAAACAACGTCGCTATCGGTGCGAATGTGCTCAACCAGACCTCGACTGGCAGTTCGAATAACTGCATCGGGTATGGATCTGGTTTTTGGATGACGACCGGCGCGGGCAATATCGGCATCGGTATTTCTGCAATCAACGGCACTCCTGCAGGTATTACCGGCAGTTACAATACTGCAATCGGTTATGGAGCGATGTCGGGCGTAACGTCCGGTGGAAATAACACCTGTATTGGTGCGTATGCGTCTGTGGGTGCAGGTAGTGCGATCACAACGGGTAATTATAACGTAATTATCGGCTCGGCTACAGGATCGGCTGCGCCGATTAGTGCAACTGGAAGCAATAATATTGTATTCTCGGATGGGCAGCAAAACACCCGTGGATATTTCGATAATACTGGTGTGCTGACTGTTGTTAATTTGGCGGGCGCAGGTTCGCGAGCAGTCAATGCTGATGCGAATGGCAAGTTGTCGGCGGCATCAGATGCGAGACTGAAGCAGGAAGTTTTGGATGCTAAAATTCCAGGCTTAGAAGAAGTTCTGCAGCTTCGCCCTGTGGCATATAAATGGCTGGACGATATTGCGCTTCGTGGAGAAAAGGCAGCGATCGAAATCGGCTTTTTTGCGAATGAAGCTGCGCCGATTATCCCGTCTGCAGCCCCGATGGGCTCGGATGGTATGTATGGATTTTATGATAGATCGGTGATTGCTGCGTTGACGAAGGCTTTGCAGGACCTGAATGCGAAGTTCGAAGCCTACGTTGCGGCTCATCCGTAAGGAGCAAAATTATGGCGAATAGTTACGAATGGTTTATCAGCAATTTGATGTGTTACCCTGAATATCAGGGACAGCAGAATGCTGTGTTTAAGATCGTGTGGCGTATGGACGGCACTGATGGCGAAGGGCATTTTGGGCAGGCGTATGGCACGACGCCGATTACGTTCGACCCCGGCCAGCCTTTTACGCCGTATGACCAGTTGACGCCTGCGATTGTTGTGGGATGGCTTGAGGCTACGCTCGGCCCGGATGGTATTGCAGCGGTGCATGAAATTGTTGACCGTGCGATCAATGCCCAGCTCAACCCTGTCGTGGTTGCCCCGCCGCTTCCGTGGCCGGATAAAGAACCTGCCGCAGTTCCAGATTATTCTATGATTTCGGAGGTTTCCAATGTCTGATACGCCAGATACAACTGATCCCATGACCATAGCAAAGATTGCGGGCATGATGGGGATGTCTCCGGCTGCGGTTTCAAAGGCTTTGCAGAGCCAGCCTGCATATGTGGACCCGGCAACTGTTGATATGAGTAAGCTGTTTACCCCGGCGAATATGCCGACGACGCCGTTTGAGGCGGATGTAGAAGAATAATGGAGTGAATGATGACGCAGCCTGATCCGTTTCTCGATGGTTTCCGTCTAATTGACGGAACTAATCTGAATGAAGCCCTCGCTAACCCGGAATGGTCGGTTTCGCAGAACCCGAACGCTACGACTGGCGGCACGGTCACGACATCGAGGAAGATCGTTGATACGATCACGGAGATTAGCGTTGTCGGCGCAACAAATGCTGGTGTAGCACTACCAACGGCGTTGCCGGGGCGAGTGCTGCTTGTTATCAACAGCTCGCTTTTGCAGATTGTCGTGTATGCCGAAGGAGGGTCCACGATTAATGGCATTCCGGGCAGCGTCGGCCTGTATCAGCAGGCGTTTGAAGCGGTCCTTTATACTGCTACGGAAGTTGGAAATTGGGTAAGTATGCCGTTTGTGGCGTTGAACGCTAATCAGACGGAAATTCGTGTTCTCACTAATATCACGACGCTGCGGGCGCAGACTATTCCGGCCCCGCAGGCATCTGCTCAGGTTTCCCTGATCTATAATACTGTCGTGAATGACGGCGGTGGCATTTTTTATCTGGATGCGACGGACGTTACGAGTCCCGACAATGGCACTACGATTATCGTCGATGCGGTAGGAAATCGTTGGAAGCGTGAACTTGTTCAAGCTGCGTATATTGCGTTTGCACCGACAGGCGTTTTAACGTCTACATCGGTGCAGGGCGCTATTGCGGAAGTTATGACAAGACTTGCTGCATCTTCGGGATCATCGTTGGTTGGATTTATTCAAGGAGGGTCGGGCGCTGTTGCTCGCACAGCCCAAGCTAAAATGCGAGATGAGATTAATGTCCGTGATTTTGGTGCGTTAGGTGACGGCACCGATCAGACGGCGGCTATTCAGGCGGCTTTTACTTATGCTGGTGTAAACGGTAAAGTTATTGTGCCACCTGGGTCGTATTTTTTGAGTGCAACTATTAACTGCCCTGCTAGTCTTGTAATTGAAGGGGCTGGGCCTAACCAGACACTTTTCTGGCGAACTGGTAATTACGGTTCCACACTGGCGTTTACTAATGCAGGTGCGGCACAAATATCTGGTATTTGGTTTTGGCATGGTCTGCCTCGCGGTGGCCCTTCTCTTTTTGAAAGCTATGTGGCGAATACAACTGCCACATCTGGCTATCCCGGTGATGGCAAAATCATTTGGAATAATGCTGCCCAGGCTACTGCGACGACGATTTTGATTGCAGAAAAAGATGCCAATGGCAATGCTAATCCGTTTCTGCCATTGGTTTATAGTGGGCAGGAATTTCAAATCACGCAACCGTCTAATCCTTCAGCGCCTACGCCTGATTATCAGAAGTGGACCGTTACGGGGGCTCCGACAAATGTTAATCCTGGATCTCCGACTTCGTATTGGAGTATTCCGGTAACGCTGGCTTTTAGCTCAGGTGTGGGAACTACAAACTTTGCAAACAATAGCGCGCTGTATTTAGGAACAGGCGGGCTTATCAATGTTGCTACAAGTGGCGCTCACATTGACGTTGGTAACTGCCAAGCGTTGCTGATTGAAGATTGTTGGCTGTGGCGAATGCAGTGGGGTATTCTGCTGTATCAAGGGTCTATTGCTAGAATCTCCAGATGTTCTATCCAAGGAGTCTTCAACAGATATAACACTACCGCTCAGGAAAGTATTGCTGCAATAGGCGTCGGGCTGGCTAATTACGTTGTTCTTCTAGACGTGGTGGAGTGTTATCTGGGAGGAAACGATGCTGGTATTCAGAAAATAACTTGGACATCTGTTCCCGATGCAAATACAGTTAACCAAATATTTTTGGGCAACAATTCTGGCCCACAGTCAGGATTGCTTGTGTATGGAGTTGAAGGGTTGCTCGTGACAGGTTGTTACATTGGCGGGCAAGCCTTTAACAACATCAACTTGTCTCCTAATACAATTTTATCTCAAGTCCGCATACATAATAACTTTTTTGATGGCGCGGCATGGGATGGAAGAGCAATCAGTATCACACCGCAGTCAAATGGGCCGTCCGTTGGGCAGTTTGTGATGTCCGATAACACGTTTAATTTGCAGATCTACTGCAAAGGGGCGATGGAATCCATCAATCCGTTTGGAACTGCGAACGTATTGTTCAACTACACGATGGTTGGCAACAGTTTTTCTAATTGTGTCGGCACACCAATCGTGTTGAGAAGAACAGCTGGAGGCGTAATTAGCGGTAATAACTTTACAGGTTATAATTGCTATAATGTCTCTAATACTGGCGCGAATGCTGATTACGCCTACGGTTTGGTGATGGATACGTCTACTTCCGTGACTATTGACGGAAATATTTTTGGAGGTGCGGTAAACAGTGCCATTCCAGGTGGATTTACTTATGGTAGAACATCACTAAGCCTTAATACAAATGTCGTAGAGAAAAACTCTATGTCAAATGGGCTTGGGCTGGGCACAAATATTAATGGACGTGTGGACAAAACAGTTGCGCTCGCGACTACTAACTACAATATGACATCCCCGGAAGATGTTTTGTTGGTGAACGCAGCAGCACCTGTAAATGTGACTTTGCCGACAAACGTGCCGGATGGATATGTTTGTGAGGTGAAGGATATAAGCGGCACAGCTTCGACGAATAATATCACGATTACAAATACTGTCGATGGTGTCGTAGGTTATCTTTTGTCGTCTAACTATCAATCAGTGAGGCTTATTTCTTTTGGTGGCTGGCGCACGCTCGGCGACGGACGGGATCTGATTTCGAACTCCGCGACGCAAGGCGTTGGGTTTGGCACGGGTGCGGGCGGCACGGTCACGCAGCTTACGTCGCGCACAACGCCAGTTTCGCTCAATACGATGTCCGGGGCGATCACGCTGTTCTCGGCGGCGGGTTCTGCGACTGCCGCTTCGTTCACGGTGAACAATACCAGTGTGGCCGCAGCAGATACCATTATCGTGAACCAAAAGTCTGGCACGGACAAATACGTGGTGTTGGTGACAGCAGTTGCAGCGAACAGCTTCGAAATCACATTCTACACAACTGGCGGAACGACGGTTGAGCAGCCTGTGTTCAACTTCTCCGTCATAAAAGGCTCGGCCAGCTAAATAAGAAAGTCAAAATAATGCCGCTATCACATGACCATCATGCGACAGATAGTCTTGGGTTAATATTTACGACAACAAGTGAAAAGGTTGGAGGGCTTGTTTCGGCGGCAATGATTTCATCTCCGCTATGGCTGCAACAGATTAAACCTGTGTCGGACATAGCGGCGGTGTTTGCGCCAATCCTCGGCTGCATCTACCTGTCATTGCAGATCGGGTTTAAGTTGTGGGACAGGACGAGGAATGACGAATGAAAAAGTGCTGCGACCATAAACGCCCTGATCGGGAAAGCCACATCATGTCTGTTCACCATGACATGAAAAAGTTGATGTCTGCGAAAGCGAATAAGGGCGGCATTGCCCCGAATACGCAGCAGAAAGAATTGAAATCGCTGAAAGCCAGCAAGCAGCTTGGGGGGAATTGACATGGCAAAAGGCAAGATGACCATGGCCGAGTGGGAACGCTCCCCGATGGACAAGAAAAAGGACGCAGCGCTCAAGAAAAAGGGCGTGAAAGAGGGCTCTGCCAAAGACAAGGCGATGGACAAAAAGGGCCTCGCTGCTTACAATGCCAAGGTCGCCAAGGCGAAAAAGAAGTAAGCCCACCACGGATTGAGTATAACATGGACCTAACCACGCAAAATGCGAAGGTTGTTGAGTGGCCGGAGAAGCTGCAATGCTTGTTCTGGCCGCAGGTCAATGGTATGCCTGTGCGTTATCGGGTGCTTTACGGCGGGCGCGGTGGAGCGAAGTCTTGGGGCATCGCTCGCGCGCTCGTCATTCTTGCCGCAAAGCGCAACATTCGCGTTCTTTGCGCTCGTGAATTACAGAACTCAATTCGAGATTCTGTGCATAGAATTTTAAGTGACCAGATTGAACTGCTGGGGCTAAACGGTTTTTATCAAATCGAGCAGGCGCGTATTTATTGTCCCTCTACGGGGTCTGAATTTTCCTTCGAAGGCATTCGCAACAATGTCACGAAGATTAAGTCATATGAAGGCGTGGACGTTTGCTGGGTGGAAGAAGCGAACAAGGTCACGAAAAATTCGTGGGACGTTCTCATTCCGACGATCCGTAAGGAAGGTTCTGAAATCTGGGCTTCGTTTAACCCGGAGCTTGAGTCGGACGACACATATGTGCGTTTTGTCCTTCACCCGCCGAAAAACGCGATTGTGCAGAAAATCTCGTGGCGCGATAATCCGTGGTTTCCGCAGGTTCTTAAACAGGAAATGTTAGACCTAAAGGCCCGCGACCGGGACGCTTATCTGCATGTCTGGGAAGGCGAGTGCCGGAAAAGCCTGGAGGGCGCGGTCTATGCGGACGAACTTCGTGACTGCGCTGAAGAAGGTCGTATCACACACGTTCCTCATCATTCTAGCTCTGCTGTTAATCTATATTTCGATCTTGGCCGGTCTGACAGCACGTCAATTATCTTTGAGCAGTATATCGGAATGCAACGACGAATCGTGGACTTTTACGAGAATAGGCTCAAAGGGCTAGATCATTACATTCATGTGCTTCGCACACGCAGAGGCTCGTCTGGGGAGTTGTATGATTACGGCACTTGCTGGCTTCCTCACGACGCTCGTGCGAAAACGCTCGGGTCGAAAAAGTCGATAGAAGAACAGATGCGGGATGCGGGTTTCCAAGTCCGCATTGTTCCGAGGTTGAGCAAATTCGACGGGATCATCGCGGCAAGAAGCATTTTTCCGACATGCTGGTTTGATGCTTCGCGTTGCGAAAAAGGGTTGCTTCATGCCCTTCGCCATTATCATTACGAAGAAAACTCAAAAACTGAGACGCTTTCCAACGAGCCAGTCCACGACTGGTCATCCCATGCAGCTGACGCCTTTCGTTACATGGCAATCGCCTCGAACGAAGGAGGCTCGGATGGGCGTAGTCGTAAAGTTGCTGGAGCGTTGAAGCGTCAAAGCGGTTTGATGGGTAAATTACAGGGCTTTACCGAGAGCCTGGGATGGATGGGATAAATGGCACGTCAAGCAGTAGACAGCGACAAATATCAGAAAGTTCTGAAAAGAGCGCAGGAGCGGTTCAAACGCTGTGAAGCGTGGGAGTCCTATGCTCGCCGCTTGTTCATGGATGATATGCGCTTTGCGAATGCTGACGCTGATAATAAATATCAGTGGCCTACACGTATGTGGAATGATCGGCAGAGGGACGAGCGCCCTGCGCTGACGATCAACAAGACCCGCCAGCATAATCTGAACATCATAAATGATGCAAAGATGAATAAGCCGGGGATCAAGTATCGTGCGGCTGGCAATGGTGCGACGGCTGAAAGCGCCCGCATTTGGGATGGCATCGCTCGGCATATTGAGTATCAGTCAAACGCCCCGGCGCATTATGACGCTGCTACTACTTTTCAGGTCGAAGCTGGCATCGGCTATCTGCGTGTCATTACAGACTACGTGGACGAGAACTCTTTCGATCAAGAGATTTATGTCACGAGCATTCCTGACCCGCTGACGGTTTATATGGACCCGGATGCGAAGGCTCCTGCGAAAGAGGATGCACGTTTTGCGTTTATCTTTGAGGATATGCCGAAGGAAGTTTTCGACCAGAAATATCCGCAGTATAAGCAGTTTGCTGGACAGGAAGTGCTGGTTGGTGAAAAGGGCTGGTTTGATGAGGACCATGTTCGCGTTGCGGAATATTTTGAAGCAGAAGATGTGAATGATGAGTTGCTGATGTTTAATGGGCCGGATGGTCAGCCCATGACATTGCTGGCTTCTGATTTGCGGAAGGTCGATCCGAAAAGTGAAATCTTTGATGATCCGCAGACTCGGAAACGTGCGACAACTCGCCGTATTATTCATTATCATCTGATAATCGGCAACCATGTGATTACTGAGGAAGAAAAGATCTGGATTGGCAAAACCATCCCGATTATCCCAGTGATTGGCGAAGAAACGATTATCGAAGGTCGTCTGGATCGTAAGGGTCATACCCGTGCAATGAAAGACCCGCAGCGTATGTATAACTATTGGGCGTCTGCTGCAGTAGAATACGGAGCCTTGCAGTCCAAAACCCCGTGGATTGTCGGGGTGGAAAGCGTTGAAGGCTTTGAGGAATACTGGGCTACGGCTAATCGCCAAAATCATGCGTATCTGCCTTACAAGTCTGTTGGAGATGATGGTAAGCCTTTGCCTCCACCTTCTCGTATTGAACCACCTGTTCCGTCGCCGGTCGCGCTGAAAGGCATGGAAGTGGCGAATATCGAAATGCAGATGGTTTCGGGGCAATACGAAAATCAGCTGGGGATGCAAGGCAATGAGCGCACAGGTCGGGCGATTGCTGAACGGCAGCGTCAGGGCGACCGTGCGACCTATCATTTCATTGATAATCTGGCAATCGCCATCCGGCAGGTGGGCAAGATCATTTTGGACTTGGTGCCTAAGATTTACGACACCAATCGTATCATTATGATCCTTGCGGAAAACAATGAGAGCCTTGAGGTCAAACTTGATCCGCAGTTGCAGCAGGCGCACATGCTGGAAGTTAATGAAAATAATGAGGTCATCGGGCGCATATTAAATCCCGCGATTGGTAAGTATGAAGTCACGGCAGATGTGGGTCCGGGTTATGCAACGAGGCGTGAGGAAGCGTTTAACGCGCTCACTTTGATCCTCACGCAGAACCCCGGCCTTACCAGCATCATCGGTGACATCATGTTCCGCGCTGGTGATTTTCCGATGGCAGAAGAAGCTGCGGAACGCCTCAAGCGCATGGTGCCTCCGCAGGCTCTCGGCCAAGGACCTTCGCAGAACGAGCAGATGCTTGCACAGCAGGCGCAGCAACTGCAACAAGCCTTGCAGACCACGATGGACGAACTTGCAAAGGAAAAGGGCAAGTCCCAGGCTCGCCTCGAAAAGCGCGAAGTCGAGGTTTACGACGCAATCACCAAGCGTCTCGATATTCTGCTCAAGAACGTCGGTCTTACGCAGCAGCAAAATGCACAGATTTCCGATCAGGCCGTCGAGGAAAGCACCGAGGTTCCGATCAGCGATACCTACGAAGGTCATCAGGATCAGATGCCGGGACGCCAGATGCCTTTGGCGCTCGAAGATCACGAAATTCCGCCGGGAGGCTCACGCGGCCCCGATGGTGAAGTGTATGCCCCGCACCCGCAGATGCCGGGTGTGCTGGCCCGTGTAACGAAGGAGATTTGATATGGCTTATTGGGATGAAGTGTTTGGCAATGTGCCGGAAGGTTTAATAGGTTCCTCACAGGGCATGTATGATATAGCCGCAAATCCCCTACAGGCTGCACAAGGCGTCGGTTATTATGCGATGCGCCCTCAAGAAGCTGCAACTCGTGCTTATGGACATTATGCCAGACGTTATAAAAATCTTCCGACTGCGCTGGAAACATTTCGGCAAAATCCTGTAAGTGTTGCAGAGGACCTTTTGCCTCTGGCTGCGCTGCGAGGATTGGTAAAAAAGGGCGCAAAAGCGGGCGCCAAAAAAGGAGCGCAGGAAGCTGCTCGGCGAGAGATTGCAGGACCTGCTGCTATGGAAGGGGAAGTGATTTCCCCGATGCCGCAGATTGGCTACATGCCCCCCGAGACTGCGCCAGTTGCGCCTTACTATCGCAATGTGCCGCCGGAAATGGGCACGTCGATGCGTCCGATGACGCCGTTCCAGCAGAACCAAGTCGGCCTTTCGACGGGTCGGTTTGGAATGCAGGGTTATGCCCCGGAGATGGCTGTCACGGATTACGAGTCGTATGCTCCGGGCGGAATGGGTCGCACGACGACTGGCCCTACGCCGATGAACAAGTTCGACCAGAATATAATGGACGCTTATCGCCGTGGACGTATGGGCACGGGTGCTTCGCGTGGAATGTATGGCGAATACACTCCAGAGGAAATGGGCTCCGCGATGGTGCCGTATCGTCAGGGCGGGCTGGTTTATGAGCCCGTTGGGCAGCAGGCGCAAGGTGCGGCTCCTCGGCAGATTGGAGGCCCGCAGGGTGCGCCGCGTCTGGGTTATGAAAGAGGCCCGATTGAAGGCCAGTGGTCGGAGGTTTATGGCATTGGTGGCCCGCAGGCACGGCCTTATGGCGGCGGAATGGATTTCGGCGTGACTCGTGAAGGCATGGCGATGTCGCCTTCTGGAATGCGTTTTGATCCGCGTTTGGCTGCGGCAGCGATTGGCGGTGCGACTGGTTACATGGCCGGTCGCGGTGGCGAGCCTCGTGCCGAATTGCCTGTCATGGACGTTTACGCACATCGCGGCCCTCACGCTTATGGCCCGGAGATGCCGCGCAACTACGGCCCGGAGATGTCTTTGATGTCCCTCCCGAATAATCCGATGCAGGGTTCTGCTGGTGGGGCAACGCTGCGTAGCGAGAATATGCCGATGTCGCCTGCGGAAGCCCGGACTTCGAAAAGCAAAGGCGGGAAGAAAGGGGAAAAGGCTGCTTCGCAGCAACAGGCCCAGTTCGAAGGCAACTTGAACTATTACGTGACGCAGGCCCTTGATCGTCTTTTCGGACAGGGTGAAGCTGAACGTGGTCGGCAGTATCAAGAATATTATGCGACAAACCCCTGGCCGTATTGAGGGTTGAATAATGGCTGAGCCCAAATTGCGCGGGGGCGTTTATGAAGCCCCTGCCGGACAAGACCTTTTCAAACTCCAAGAGGAGTTTTATAAACTCCACCCGGAGGCGAGGGTAACTCCGGGTGAGAATGTGCTTTATGGTCAGCAAGAACGCGAGCAAATGAATGCCCTGTATGGCACACCGTCACCGACTGAAAACTTCTTCAACACCCTTATGCCCGCCAACTTGCGCGCTGCTGTTGGCACGTATGTCGGGGACCAAGAGCCAATTCAACAGCGTTACTTTTCTGCAGAAGATTTGGCGGCGATGCGTGAGCATTATTTACGTGAGCAAGCAGCTTACGCTCAACATCCTGCAATCCCTGATATGTCTTTCACGGAATATTCTGGGCTCCGACACAGTTTGCCACCTGTGCAAAGCCTTCCGGGTTTAGGTAACGTGTTGCAATCTTACACAGATCAGAATTATCGCCTTGCTCCGTTCACAAGCGGGGCGTATTATGAGCATAGCCCAGAGGGCACTTACTTACGAAATGAGTATCGTGTGGGCGAACATCAGCGGCCTGTAAGAGTGCTGCTGCCACAATAGGAGCCAAGAATGTCAAGAGAACCGTTGTTACGACTACCCGGAAAAGGGGCACACGCGCATAAACTGGTGGCGAAAACTGCCATGGAAATGGCGCAAGAAGTTTACGAAAAGAATGCCGGAAGGTCAAATGAATTTTATGAAAAATACCCAGATCGAGAGGCGTATGTGTCCTCTTGTTGGGCTCTTTATCTTGATGCTGCTAGGGCCACGTTGACGCAGTTATTAACGACCAACATGGATGAGTCCTTGAAAGATCAGATACATGAGGCATTAGTAAGAGACGCGACGTTGCGTCGGGGACGTGAGGGCGTCCTTCAAATGAAGAAAGGTGCAGGAGCCTAACCATGAACACCATGCAGAAATTCTGGGAAGCCGCGATGCGGCAAAGTGACGGGGAAAGCGGCGCGGCAACGCCAGAAGCACCAGCCGCTGTCGAAGCCCCCGTTGTGGCCGATGCGGCTCAAGATACAGCAGTTGCGGGTGAGGCGCTCGGTAACGACGAGTCCATAACTGCTGACAGCTCTGCAAAACCCCCGCAGGGCCTTTTGGATCGCATCGGCCAGCTTACCCGACAGAAGCGGGAACTTGAAGAACGCTTGCAGCAGGCTGAATACTATCAGCAGCAGCAATACGCTCCGCAGCAGCCCGCTGCCGAAGTCCCGTATGATCCTCGCCAGATACAGCTTGAAGTTCACCGGCAGGCCCAGGAACTTGCCAAGCAGCAACAGTGGAAAGACACTACTGATAAAATCTGGAATGAGGGCCTTGGTAAATACGGCGACTGGGCTCCGCAGTTAAACAACATGGCGCAGATTTTAGGGGGTATTCCGACGACCCTCACGGAAGCTGCGATTGAAACTGGAAATCCGCAGGACGTGCTTTATCATCTGGCGAAGAACCCGGATGAAGCGGCGCGGATTGCCATGCTGCCTCCGACAAGGCAGGCAGTTGCGGTGGCGAAGATTGCACAGGGGCTTAATTCGCCCAAGCGTGTTTCTTCTGCGCCGCCTCCCATTACCCCGAAAGTGCAGGGCGTTGGTGCGGCTCCGGCCACCCTTGACGATCCTAACATTTCTATGGAAGAATGGGCGAGATTACGAAACGCGAGTGTATCGCGTCGTAGAAGGTAGGCGGGATCACCTTACGATCCCCCCTCTCTGGCCGTGGGGCAAACGGTCTGGGCTGGCCCGACAAAGTGACGGACGCGGGCACCGTCGAAACGCAGGGGACTCCCCCATGCTTTTTGATGTCAGTAGCAGCGCGTCCGCGCTTAACCAGAGGTCAGTAAAATGTCCAATGAAATTCTTACAATTAAGATGATTACCCGTGAGGCCGTTCGCCTCTGGGTCAACACCAACTCGTTCCTCCAGCATATCGACACGCAGTATGACGACCAGTTCGCCATTACTGGCGCGAAGATCGGCCAGAGCCTGCGTATCCGCCTGCCGAACGACTATACCGTTCGCACGGGTCCGGTCGCGCAGATTCAGGACACGGCGGAAACCAGCACCACGCTGACGCTCGCCACCCAGAAGGGCGTGGACGTTTCGTTCAACTCTGCCGAGCGCACCATGAGCTTGGACGATTACTCGAAGCGCATTCTTGCTCCGGCGGTGAACAACCTCGTGGGCGCGGTTGCTGCGGACGTTATGTCTGGTGTTGAAGGTGGCGTTTCCAACCTTGTCGGTAACTTCGACGCGGCTGGCAATCTGCTCCGTCCGACCCTCGATACGTGGCTGCAGGCGAAAGCCCTGCTCTCGCTGCGTTCGGCCCCGACCGATAACCGCAAGTTCATTCTGGACCCGGTTTCGATGGCCCGCACGGTGCAGTCGCTGTCTGGTCTGTTGAACCCGGCTACGGAAATCTCCGAGCAGTATCGCAGCGGTGAAGTTTATAACGCGATTGGCTTCGACTGGTTCGAAGATCAGACCGTTATCAAGCACACGACTGGCACGTATGTTGTCGGCGTTTCTCCGACCGTCAACGGTGCGAACCAGACGGGCACGAGCATCAACGTCACTATCGGCGCGTCCTCGTTCACCGTTGGCGACATCATCACGTTTGCTGGCGTGAACGCTGTCAACCGCATCACCAAGGTTTCGACTGGTGAACTGCAGCAGTTCGTTGTTACGAGCTATGCAGGCGGTGTCCTTGGCATTTACCCCGCCATCGTTCCGCCGGTTGGTGGTTCGAACGTCCAGTATCAGACGGTTACGGCTTCGCCTGCGAACGGCGCTGCCATTAACAGCCTGACGCTGACGGGCGCGGTTTATCGCAAGAACATTGCGTTTATCCCCGACGCGGTGACGATGGCGACTGCCGATCTGGAAATGCCGAAGAACATGCAGGAAGTTGCGCGTGAGCGCATGGACGGCGTGTCGCTCCGCATGGTGACGGGCTTCGACATTAAGTCGGATCAGTTCATCACTCGTCTGGACGTTCTTTACGGTTATCTCTGGGTTCGCCCGGAATGGGCCGTGGTCGTCGCGGACATCATCTAATCACAAAAGGCTGGGGGCTTCGGCCCCCGCCACCTTCAAGGAGCAGTAAAATGGCTAAGGCAAGAAAGCAGTTTTTAGGGGTTTACGAAAACATGGATTTTCCTGATTATAAATTTGAGGAATATCCGAAAGTCGTCGGCTATCGGGATGACAAAAAGCGTGATCCGATTATTGTTGCTGACGCTCGAGAAGAAGTGGAATTTATCACCACTGGCGCTCCGGGGGCTCATATTTCACGAGAAGATGAACTCCAGGCTGAATTAGAGCGGAAGGCCGTAGAGCTGGAAGCGGCCAAAAAGCAGCTTGCGGAACTCAAAGCGCAGCAGGATAAGGCGAAATCTGCCGTTCTGTCGCCTGCGAAGAAAGAAGGATAACCCATGGCAACGACTGCCTTAGACATCATAACCCTTGCGTTTAAGGACGCTGGTATTCTCGGTGTCGGGCAGTCATTGCTCCCCGAAGATTATAACGATGCGCTCACCCGCATGAATATGATGATTGCACAGTGGCGTGTTAAACGCTGGCTTGTGTGGCATCTTGTGGATAAGAGCGTAGTTAGCACGGGGGCGCAGAGTTACACGGTCGGCCCCGGCGGTGATATAAATGTCTCGTGGCGACCGGATAAACTCGAAAGTGCTTTTTTCAGAATGTTGCCGGGGTCCACGGGCACACAATCTGTGGACTATCCTTTGCAGATCCTCTTTTCTTATGAGGATTATGCGAGAATTACACTGAAAAGTTTGGTATCGTTTTCTCAGTGTATCTTTTATGATAGTGCCTATCCTCTGGGCAAGATTTATCCGTGGCCGATCCCGCAAGCAAATCTTTACGAAGTGCATATTATTCTGAAAGAAGTGCTGAGTGAATTTGCGGACTTAACATCCACGTTCGACTTTCCCCCAGAATATCTGGCCGCGCTGCATTACAACATGGTGGTGCGCTTGCGCGCTGCTTATCGTATGCCAGAGGACATTGGATATAGTGGCCTTGCGGCAGATGCGATGCAGACACTACGTTCTGCAAACGCGCAAATCCCGTCCCTTGTAATGCCGGATAATCTGGTCCGTCCGGGCGTTTACAACATTTACTCCGACCAGACGAGGTAATACAATGGCAACTCCCCAGAGACTCCAGCCCGGCCAGCGTCTTGCGGACGATGACGCGCTTAATACGATCCTTGCTACTCCGATGTTGCAGACGAATTACGGTATCACTGCTTTGGCTGGCGGTGCGCGCAATTCTTCTACACCTATTTTGGTGCTCGGTGCGAACACAGTTACGACTGTCGCTACGGCGGCTGACAGCGTTGTTCTCCCCAAAGCGGTAGCGGGCAGCGTTGTTTGGCTGCGTAACGCTGATGCGGCGGACGCGGTGCAGGTGTTTGCGAACGGTTCGGACACGATCAACGGCACGGCTGGTGCAACTGGCATTAGCGTTGCGTCAGCTAAAACTGTGTTGTTTGTCGCCGCGACGAATGGCGTTTGGTTCTCGCTGCTAACTGCCTAAAGGCAAAAGGTGTAAGATGCCGCAGATCCAGTTAGTTCAAGGTGCATATGAAGCGCGTTCGGTCATTGCAAATGCCCAGCGTTGCATCAATCTGTATCCCGAACTTAATACGAAAGATGCGGAAGTTCCTTACACGCATTACTGCACTCCTGGGCTGACGACTTTGGCGCAAGGAATTGTTGCCGAAGTTCGTCAGCTTTACACCGCGAGTAATGGTGAATTATTTGCGGTCATCGGAGACGTTGTTTATTTCGTGAATGATGTTTTTGCTTTAACTGCTCTTGGCACCATTGCTACACAAAACGGAATGGTGTCAATGTATGATAATAAATTCTCGCTCATTATTTTAGATGGATCGACAAATGGCTGGAGCGTGGATTTAGTAACTCATGCGTTTGCAGTTTTTAATCCTGCAAACTTTGTAGGTGGCAATCAAATTAGATATATTGATACGTTTTTGGTATCGAGCACTCAAAATGGCAATATTCAAGCGAGTGACTCAAACGCCACAACTTACACCGCATTGTCTGTCGCAACTATGTCTGGTGATGCTGATCAGTTGCAAATTATCGACGTGGTGCATAAGGAAATTTGGAGTTTTGGCCGAAGAACTACGGAAGTCTGGAGTAATGTCGGTGGTTTTCCGTTTCCGTTCTCTCCGATCCCCGGTGTTTTCTTACAGCATGGTATTGCTGCAATGCGTTCGCTGGCAAAGTGGGGTTTAAATATTTTCTTCCTGTCCCAAGACAATAACGGGCAAGCGTTGGTAATGATGGGGACGGCCTATAAGGCTGAAGTTATCTCCACACCTGCTATTTCTGATGACATCGGCAGATATGAAGAAATCAACGATGCGATTGGGTTCTGCTATCAGCAAGGCACCCATATTTTCTATGTGTTGACTTTCCCAACTGCCGACAGGACTTGGGTTTATGATTTGTCAACTCAACTGTGGCATGAGCGGGCTTATCTGGATAATAATGGCGATCTGCGCCGACATCGTGCGAATTGCGTAGCATTTGCTTACGGCAAGACTGTGTGCGGTGATTGGCAAAACGGAAAACTTTACGACTGGAATTTGCAAACCTATACCGATGATGGGCAGCCGATTGTAAAACTTCGGTCGTTCCCTCATCTTGTGAGCAGTCTGGATCGTATAAGCTATAAACAATTTATAGCTGATATTGAAGTCGGCACAGACCTTGACCCCGAGTCTGATCCTTTTTTGAACTTACGCTGGAGTGATGATCGTGGCGTGAGTTTTGGGAATGGAGTGCAGCAAACGCTGGGCAAGACTGGTGCATACAAAACTATCCCGAGTTGGAATAGACTGGGCTTTGCTCGAGATCGGGTTTTTGAACTTTCGTGGACTGCCGCAGCGGCGACGGCGCTGAACGGGGCGTTCATTGATATTGAGAAGATGGAGACGTAGGATGCTTCGTGCGCTCGTCCCAAACTCCTTGAAGAACCTGATACAGCCGGATGGGTCTATTTCCCGACAATTACAGCTTTTGCTCACCGCTTTGGTTGCAAATAGCGTCCCGGTAACGGAAGATAGCACCACTGGTGCGCCCTTGGCGGGGGTGGTTTTGTTGCCGAATGCGGCGATTACTCCTCCCGGCTGGACACAAATTGACACACTGACCATAGGTGCGAACACCTATAAAGTCATAACGCTGATTTAGGAGAGCGGTATGGACCCTGTAACACTAGCAATGATGGGCGGCACCGCGCTCTCTGGCCTCGGTAGTTTGTTTGGCTCTCGGACGCAGGCGAATGCGGCAAGTTCTGCTGGGCAGATGGGATGGCTTGGCTCCTTTCTGGCAGCACAGGCTGCAGATCAAGGCTATCAGCGCGCCTCGCAGGCCCTTTCGCCCTACAGCACTGCCGGTCAGAAGTCGCTTGATCTTTTGCAGTCTTATCTGACTGGTGATGCGGCGCAGAAAGCTGGCATTGGTGGCGGCGGTGCAAACCTGATGTCCACCTTTCAGCCGACGCAAGCGCAGCTTGAACAGACTCCAGGTTATCAGTGGGCGCGGAGTCAGGCGCTTGGTGCGATGTCGAACGCTGGTGCCGCAAGAGGTCTTGGGACTTCTGGTAATCTGGTTCAGCAAATCGGCCAGACTGCTACAGGCATGGCCTCGCAAACCTTTCAGCAGCAGCTTGAAAATTACTTAAAGCAAAATCAGACGGCATATAACATGCTTTACGGTCCGTCTCAGTTGGGCGCATCTGCGGCGGGCGGTATTGCGAATGCGGCAATGGGCGCGGCGGGGATGATTGGTCAGGCTGCGACGGGCGCGGGAACTGCCTTGGGGCAGGGCATCATGGGCGCAGGCAACGCTGCGGCACAGGGCACAAATGCGCTTTTCGGCGGCATCGGCTCGGCTGTGTCTATGCCGTATTTTGCTGCGAATTTTGGTCGGCAGCAGCCTGGCTCAACGGGATCGCCTACCGCTGGCGCTCCGGCTGGACTGTTCGATTGGTTCGGGACTGGAACTCCCACGCGCCAGATGAACCCAATGAATTACGGCCCACAACTCCCCGGTATTGGCGGCTACTAAGGAATTAGAAAATGGCTGATGGTATTCCGTATCCGCAGGCTCCGACCTATAGCGCGCCGAACCCTCTGCAGCAGATGGAGCAATTTCAGGCTCTTGGTCTGCGTGGCGCAGAAATGCAGCGCGTTCAACAGGCCGTTGAGCAGCAGGAACTTGTAAATAGATCGAAGCGGGCCATTGGTGTGCTGGCGCAACATGCTCTGGACCCTGCGACGGGCGAAGTTGACATGCACAAATTGTTGGGCATGGCGGCACAGCTCCCAGATGCCGCTTTGGGATATGTTGATCTGGCGCAGCAGGCTCTTAACATGGGCCTTGTTGACGCGCAGCGGCATAATCAGCAGCTTGAGGCGCAGGCGAAAGAATTAGACTTCACCGCAAAAGCCATGGCTGGCCTCGCTGATGACCCGGACGTGCGTGATAATTCGCCTGACGCCAATGGCAAAATCTTCGGAGCCTTTGCACAGATCGGTATAGCGGCTGGCAAGCCGCGCAACTGGGCAACGCAGCAAGTTCTTAACTATCAGCAGCTGCAGCAAAAAGGCGGTGTAATGCCGTCGCAGTTTGTGAAGAACGCATTGGCGGGATCGGAAGCTGGTCGTGCTGCGACGACGCAGGCGATGGAAAAGTTTAAGATGATGACTGAGCCTGTGAACGTGGTCGAATACGATCCGAATACTGGTGAATACGTGCCGACGACCATTCCGCGTTCGGAATGGATGAAGCGTCAGGCTGCTCGTGGAAATCTTGTTGGTGTAGGGTCGGCTCCTCCTGGCACCGCAAGTAGGCAGGGAGAGTCACCCTCGGCTCTCCCTGCTGCCGACTATGCTGGACGTAGTGTGGCGACGGGACTTCCGGCTGGTGAAGCGGAAGCGATCAAGGGCCAGACCGACGCATGGAACAAACTGCGTGGTGAAGTGCAGGAAGGGGCGCAGAATGCGACCGCCAGCATGATGCAGATTGAGGACATGGAAGGGAAGCTGAAAAGCATGGGGTATCGGACTGGCACGTTCAGCCCGGAACAACTCCAGCTGGCAAAAGCCGCGCTGTTCTTTGATCCGCAGGATACGAGCGGCGCGCTTAATGCTGTGCTTGGCACGAAAGACCCGAAAGAAGCTGCAAAAGTTATCGGCACTATGGAGGCGTTTGATAAGCAAGCGATCATCCAAAAAACCGAGGCGCTTCGCACGGCCATGGGCTCCGCAAACAAACTTACAAATACTGAGTTCAAGACTTTCCAAGATGCGCTTGTTGGTCTGCGGACTTCGCCACAGGGCATTCAGGAAATCTATAAATACATGACCAAGCTGAATAAGATCGTGCAGGAACGTGCGAACTTTCTTGAAGATTATACTGCAGAACTTGGTCATACGCCTCACGGCAGGGATGCGGTGCGGTTTGAAAAAGAGTGGTTCGAGCATGTGAAGCGCCACCCGCAGCTTTACAAATACGAAGGGCCGAAGGGAGAAGAATGATGGCAAGAAATTTTGATGTTTCTTACAATCCTCTCCAGGCCCTTAAACAAGGCATCGGGCGAGTGGAGAGTGGTAATAACTATATGGCCCTTGGAGAGGAACTAAAGCGTAAGGGCGGCACCACAGATCGTGCTTATGGCAAATATCAGGTCATGGGTGCGAATATTCCGTCATGGACTGAGCAAGCCCTTGGCCGCAAGCTGACGCCTTTCGAATTTCTGCACAGCCCGGAAGCGCAAGAGGCTGTGTTTGAAAACCAGATGATTAACAATCTGCACAAATATGGAACTTTGCAGGATGCTGCGTCGGTGTGGTTTTCGGGAAGGCCCTTGGCTCAAGCCCAGAAGGCTGGGGCACACGACATCAACATGGGTGTTGGACAATATGTGGCGAGTGCGCTTGGTCAGCAGGCTGGGTCCATGCCGGGGGTTCAAGTTGCTGGTGGGGATGAAGAACTTTTCAAAAGGCTGCAGGCTCGTGCCGCGCAGCGGCTGAACCCGGAAGTGCAGGGTGAGGTCACGACTGGTGCGCCGGGGGCAGAAGATGCTTTTGCTCGTTTGCAACAACGTGCCTCGCAGCGTTTGACGCCGACACCGTTGCCGGAGACTCCTGCGACTGTGCCTCATCCGGCTCCGCCAATTAGTGTCAACGCTCCGGCTTCGCCTGTTCCCCCGGTTGAGTGGGGCGCGGGTAAGGAATTTTTGAATGCTGTTGCGATGGGCGCGGTCCCGTCTGTAATGGCTGCGACGGGGCCTTACACGACGCAGCAAGTTCAAGCGGCCCGGAAGGCTTACGAGCAGGAATATCCGTATCGAAGTGCTGCGGCGGAAATCGCGGGGGGCGTGGCGCAAGGTGTTGGTCTGGCGGCGGCGGCTCCTTATGCCGGGGCGGCGCTCTTGGGTTCCAAAGCCTTACAGGCGCTTCCCTATGTGTCGAAGGCCCTTCCCTATGTCGAACGCCTTGCGGCCTATCGTCCGGGCATGGCAGGGCCGTTTCCAAGCGGTGGGTATGTCGCAAAGCCGGGGGTGGTGGGTGCGGTCGAGCGCCTTGTGGGTGGTGGTGCCATCGGCGCGGGCAAAGGGGCGGCACAAGCGGCGCTCAATGTCGGCGTTCACCCGGAAGTCCCGGCTGGCGAACAGATCGCCACGGGTGCAGGCATGGGTGCATTTGCCGAGCCTGCCGCTCGTTACATGATGGGCGCTGCTGGTCCCGCCATGGCTCCTCGCCTCGAAGAACCTGTGCGTGACATCGGAAAAATCGCGCAAGGCAAATACAACATCTCCTTGATGCCTTGGCAGTTGTCGAACATGCCTGCCGAGCAGCAGCTTTCAAGTAAGTTGCTGACGCCGGAAGTTGCCGTCAAACAGGCGAAAGAGTTTGGCAAGGCTGTCGGAGAGCGATTTGGGCATACAGGAGCATTTACGCCCAAAGCTATTGATGCCAGACTTGATGTAATCGGAAAGGATATTGGTAATATTGCCAGAAGCACTCCGATTAGCCTGACAACTTCAGGTCTGGGACGGCAGGTTAGGCGAGATATTGATGCGCTGGTGCACCGAGTTATTACATCTGGCATTGATCCTGCAGATCAGAATAAAATTCTGAGGACTATTGCCAATGTAGATTCTACTGTGTTTCAAAAAGGGTTAACAGGAGATTTAATTCAAGATCTGGTGCAGAAAAATGGCACGATTAACCACGGGCTGCCGCCGACAAGTAACTCGCTTTACCAGTTTTATAACACCCAACTTCAGCGCATTGCTGATAAGGTGTTTGAAGGGGCGACAATTCCTGGCAAGGCTGACGCTTGGCGAGAAGCCAGACGGATGTATAAAACTGCATCAATGGCAGAAGAAGCTGCAACAGAATCTGGCATCTTAGACCCCGTAAAGTTTGCAAATGCTGCTGAGAATAGACAAGCTGCTGGGGCCGAACAGGAGTTGCAAGAGATAGGCAAGTTGATGTTCAGTGTAGATGAAAAGGGTATGCCAATAATTCCTGGTCCTCAACAAAAACAAAAGTTTTGGGAAAATCCGATGGTGCAAATTGCCGGTGCTGCTGCTGCGCCTGCTGCTGCTGGATTTATGAGTGACTTAGGGGCGGCGGCTCTTTCTCAAATCGGCTTTAGTCCTTGGTCTGCGGCTGCCGGTGGAGCGGCGCTTGCGGCCATGCGTTACGGCGGGGCCAAAGGCTTTGAAGCAGCTAAACATCATATGCTAACCCAGCCTTATTACAGCCGTGCGATTATGCAAGGCGAAGCCCCTGCACTCCATAACGTGCTTGCTGGACCTGTCGGCGTGTCGGGCTCGGTAAGTGCTGCGGAAACTTATAAATCTCGGAGAAAGAAATGAAAAAAGTAACAGGAGCCCTCGCGGCACTTATTGCGAGCACGAGTGGATTGTGGAGCGCGACTTTGCTGCCGAATGGGCAGCAGCAGTTTATCGACGCGAATGGCAAGCCCTACGCCAACGGCAAGGTTTACTTTTACAGTAACTTTCCAACCTGCACGGTTTTGAAAAACACGTATCAAGACTCTGCGGGAACTGTGCTGAACACCAATCCTGTTGTGTTGGATGCTGCCGGTCGTGCAACATTGTTTGGCTCGGGCGCGTATTGCCAGGTTTTGAAAGATCAATTAGGAAATACAGTTTGGACAAAATACACGTCTGATACATCGTCTGCGTCAAACTTGGGATGGGGAAATGTTAGTGGTGGATCTGCGAATGTGCAGACGCTAACTGCTTCTACATTTACAGGGCTTGACGGGCAAACTGTTTATTTTGTCGCAGGCTTTACAAATACCGGCCCGATGACCTTAAACATCAATGGTATTGGCGCGGCAGCCATTGTGAAGGACACGCCTGCTGGTCCGATCTTTTTGTCCGGCACAGAACTTACTGCTGGCAATGTTGTCGGCGTCACGTATCGGCAGACTACGGGGCAGTTTCACCTAATCGTCAATAACAATTATTCGTTTGCGGGAGAAGTTCGCATGTTTGCGATGGCGTCTTGCCCGAATGGATGGTTTCCGGCTGACGGCTCTTCAAAAAGTTCGGCAAGCTACCCCGAATTAACCTTGGCGCTTGGGACAACTTGGGGCGTAAGTGCGGGTAATGTTGTGTTGCCGGATTTACGTGGTGTATTTGCTCGAGGTGCTTCGAATATGAATGGTCCGGCGGGTGCTCGTGCTACAACGCCTGATGCAGTTGCCGTAACACCTCAGACTGTTGGCTCGGCTGATTATCAAACCTCTGCAAATCTAAGTCATACACATACAGATGCGGGGCATACGCATTCTTACCAAACTCCAAACACATCTGCGACACCGACATTTCAAGGAGGAGCTGGATATACACAAACTCCGGCAACCTCTGGAACAGGCTTTGCGAATATTCAAGCGACTGGTGGAATTGAGTCTCGTCCGAGAAACTATGGTGTTCAATATTGCGTGAAGTATTAAGCCCACTCTGTAGGGAATATGGGGTGGGTCTATCCCACCCCATGCAATTCTCTTGCTCGCGGGACATAATTTTCAGACCCCGCTTGCCGCTCCAAAATCCCCGACTTTTCCATCAACGACATAATCTTTTCTGCCTTCTCGGCAGGAGTTCTTTGCGACAAGAACCTTAAAATTGTTGCACCTGCGATGGGTGTGCGCGCTTTCATATACATGCTGAATAAATATTGGAATGTTTCTTCGATCACTTGGTCGTCGGAGCGCATAATCATGTCGCGGAAGATTTGCGGCATCAGGGCCTCGATCTCTAACAACCAACCGCGAGCGCGTTCGACATCTTGCAGGCGAATAGCGAGTTCCTCGCCCCTCGACAAAGCGGAAACCATTGCCAACTTGACTGCGAAGATCGTCCCCCGGCGCGGCACGTAGTTGGCAAGTTTAGGATGGTCTGGGATCGGCCCCCATTTGTCTTTGCGCCAACGCTCCATGTCCGCAATCGCCGCAGCATCCCATTTCATTTCACCATAATAATCCGCGCAGTCGTTTAACTTGGCGACGAGTTTCTTTTGCAGAGAGTCCATGTTTTTGTATTCACCAAAGAGCGCAACATCTGGCATGGTGGATGAATAAACCATGAGCATTCGAGAGGTCCAACCCATTGTCCAAGCGGCCTCTGGGAGCAAGGTCGCAAGAAATCCTGGCTGGGAGCCAATCAGGAGCGTGGTCATGGGATTTGAAATGTCAATCGGCTCTTTGAGGCTGTGTCTGCGTTCTTCTCGATAGGACTCTTTGTGGTCGAACAATTCATTTATGATTGAAAGGAAGTTTAGATCGTGGGAGTTGATAAAGACGCCTAGCTCTGCGGCGAACACAAAAAGGTGATGGTAGGTCAAAGTGCCGGAGTTGTTTGGTTTTAGTTTGATCCTTGCGGCGTTTGTCAGAGCATCAATATACGAAGCAGCCGTGACGCTGTTTGGTGCAATCGCAAACTTCTTCGTAGCCTTGAGCAACTGTTCGGAGGGGTTAATGGCTTGTGATTTACCAACTCCCGGCGGGGCGACGAGCATTGTGTAGAGGTTTGCGTATTGCGGGCCTGCTTTGGTCTTGGTCCAGACACGTTTTTCGAGAGCGCCGGATAACGTGGTGATAGCGGCCCACTTGCGGAAAAGTTCTGGCGAGGGGCGTTCGTCTGTGAACGCCACATAAGTGTCGATGAAATCCACCTTGAGCCCCTTAAAATATTTTAGAGTTTTTGTGAGAGCAGCGGCGTTCGTTTGCGCTCGTCCTTTTTGTTTTTCCATTTAGCGAGGCCATCGGGGTTGGATTGCGGATCAAAGTTTCCCCAATTCCAGCCGACCTTGGCCTCCCCAGGCACTACAAGTTTGTGACCCGAGTGTTCAAACGCGAGATCGAAATACGAAAGGGCTTGTGTTATGACTTCAACTTCATCGAGCTTTTCAGGATACTGGAAATAAACAGCGTCATGGACTTGGGCGATAAGTTGTATTTCAGGCATGTGATACCAAATGCGCCACATCACGAGGTTTAGCCTGTCCGCCGTCGCGCTCTGTGGTGAAAACGCAATCGCCTCCCGTAACGTCGTGTCGTCGTTCGAGCGCCCGAAGAACGTGCGTTCTCGTCCGAGCGGAGTGATGATGCGGTGGGCGGTTTGGAGTTGTTGGGCGACCCATCTATGCCACTTTGGTATTCCTGCGAAACGATCAAAGTATCGCTTTTGGAATTGTTCTGCGACTGCAACGGGGAGCTTGGCATGTCGGGCCATGGTCGGAGGTAATCCGCGATAATTGCTTCCGTGGCCGAGTTTCTTCGCCATGTCGCGGTAGGTGAGGTGACGGTAGAAGGGTGTGTCTGCAATGGCGCGGTCGCGCTTGGGGTCATCGGTCCAAGCAAGTTCGGGCCAAGCAGTCCTTGCAACAAGAGTGTGAAGGTCGCCACTATAGCAGGCGTCCAGATAAGACCAGTCACCACAAATGGTGCCCGAAAGCCATCCCACTTCTCTGGACTCTGCTTGTTCAAGGTCGATCCCGCAGATTTTGTATCCGGGGTCAGCCACAAACATTTTTCGCAAAGACGAAGTGATATTTTGCAAGTTTGTGCCAGTGCCGAAAGCATTGGTTGAACTGCTGAAGCGTCCCGTTTCTGTGCCTGCGACATTGTAAGAAGTCCTCATTCGCCCGTCAGCATCGACTTCGGTGTTAAGAACTGAGAGTTGTTTGACGGCATCTCGTATAGATAAGATTGTTGCAACAATAGGTCTGGCGTGAAAATAATTGTCGAGTTTTTCAAGGGCCTCTCGGTCCATGGAGAGTTTTCGCTCCCCTTTCTTTGAGGTCCAGATTTCAGGAATGCCCATTGCGCCGAAGAAAAATTCTTGCAGCATTTTGGGGGAGTTGGCTTTGAGAGGTTTGTCCCAAACAGCGTTAGACAAACGATTGAGCAGAATAGTAAGACGTTCGATTTCGACATTGAGAGCCTCGATGCCTTTTTGACGTTCGTAGTTGTCAATGCGGAAGCCTAGCTGCATCATCGCCATGACAGGTGCTTGCAGGGCACGGGCGAAATTGTAAATGCGCGGGGGAGCACCAAGCGCTCGAATAGCGTCCAAGACTTCATGCGTGATGCAGCAGTCAAGGCCGTTATAGATTTGTTCGTTCTCTGGAAGAACGATGCCTTCTTGCAGCGTGGACGTGTCAATGATCGGCATTAAAGCACCGCCACGAAAGCAAGCAAAGCCATCCACAGCACAAGCGCATATTCATTTCCTGTCACGATGTAATAACCAAACGGGAGATAGGAAAGGCAGAAAAGGGTTATCATTAGAGCATTCCTTTTGTTTGCAGGTGATTGAACGTCCTGCGCCAAACGTAGCTCCTGACAATACTTACAATGGTAAATATTGCGGTTAGACTGAGGTTCTCTTGGAGTGAAGGGTGTAGGTTGAACCATGGAAACACCAGCCATTGGGTTAGAAGTGAAGTCACAAACCCGGAGGCGGTGTTTAGAAGCGCCTCGAGAAAGGAATGTTTACGACTCTGCATCGGTGGTTATTTCCTCGCACGTCGCTTTCAATCCTATTGCTTCGAAAATCTTTGGCAGCATTTGCACAATATCCTCCACATTATCGCCATTTCCAAAATGGCCGTCTTTATAAAAGGACGTAACAAAATCTTCACCACGATAAATTTCTAACTCCATATCGTAATATGATCCGCAGCATTCGCAATCATGCCATGTCGTGAGCATTTTGAAGTTATAAATGTCAGTCATCCTTTTTCATCTCCGTGATCTTCTTCCCGCGCATTGTTTTCCACGCAGGTTCGGAAGTGTAAATGGAGCCTAAGAAGCCCAGCCCTTTTTGCATTTCTGGATAAAGGGCATGGTGGTAAAGCATCGTATCTTCGAGACATGAACGCGGACGATAACCTTCTTTCATAAGGTATTGCAAGTCATAAAGACCGTTCTGGAAGATTTTGGTGACGAAAGGATTTTCCAGAATGCTTCGCACGACATTGCGGGCCGAACGCTCGTCGGCAACAGAAGGCCAAAAGTTTCCGCCTTTCGAGCGATCCCAAAAAGGCACAACCATTGCGTGTTCAGCACTTGCACTAAACCCTATCATTTCGATCATGCCGTATTTTGTCTCGATGTCGCAGGCGGTTTCGGCGCGAACATGACGTTTGATCCACTCAATGCACTCTGCAATCGTAGGGTTTACAAGTATGAAACGCTGCGGTCGTTTGATTTCAGCATACGCGCTCTCACGTTTCGCTTTGATTAAATCCGCGAGGGCAATCGGTCTCCAGGCCCAATTACGCAAGACCGCCGCTGGGTGATAGGTTGGGAGGACTTTGCTGCTAACAAGAGTTCCTGTTGCCACTGTTCCGCGTAAAGCTCCAATACCGTTAGTGCCAAGCAAAGCCCAACAAGCTGTAGCCCCCAAAGCGATAACGAGATTAGGACGAACTTCTTCCAATTCTTCACGGAGGCGCTCCAATTCTGAAAGATATTCGGGGGCGAGGTATTGACCGACTTTGCCGAGATGCGGATGGGGATAGTCCTCTCCGCAGTCTGCTTTTTTCACGCAGAGTGCTTGAAGGTCATTGTTCGGGGGACGCAGCGCCAGCACGTTTGTCAGAAAACATTCGCGTCGGGAAAGGCCAGCCTCTTGCAACATGCGAGTCAACTCTTGACCGCTGTAACCTTGAAACGGCTTGCCGATAAGTGCTTCCTGTTCACCCCATGCCTCGCCCACAATCGCAATCTTTGCGTCTTTGGGGCCTGACGTGTGAGCAAATGCTGGCGCTGCGTTGTGCATTTTACTGCGCTTTCACAGTTAGTGCCTTGACGAGCCACATGCAGCCTTCTTCAAAAGCTGTGGCGGCATTTCCAAACAGGCGTTCTTCTTCTTGCAGAAGCACGGTGTCTGGTTTGGCGGGAGTCATGTTGTAGCAAAAGTCGATCATCTCCGCGCACAGACGCTTTGCTTCTTTCACGTCTGCGGACTCGGAAGGGTTGAAAGACTTGCGGACGATCTTCTCGCCATAAGTTAATTCAGGCATTAGCGGTTTTCCTCGGCCACAATGGCGAGCAGCAGAATGCTGTAAACAACCATGTCGTCGATGCGATCACGGATGGGCTCGCTTCGCGAACGGTTCTTATTCTCACGCACGTCCTTCACATACTGTGTGATGGTGTCGATGTGTTTGCCAGCAAGAAAGAACCAGGCGGTTGACATGGGAACGCCCTGCTGGTCTGCGAGGCGACGGAAGTTTGCGAGGATGTCAGCCTTGTCGCCATACTCAGCGTTCTTCGTGGCGAAAAGTTTTTCAGCCCGCTTCATGGCGTCTGCAATGATGGTGAGCTGCGGGTTGCTGTTCGTGACGGGGGTTGGGACTTTGTTCACGGCAGGCTCCTTGTTGGCTGTCGGCTTGATGTCAGCAATGGTTTCGTAAAGTTCGTGAATGTTGATGCGTTCAGCTAGATTTTCCTGTGTCATTCTTTTGCTCCTTTTGCATGGACGAGGCTTTGCGTAAAACACGAGAGTGATTGAGGGCTCGCCTCGCGTTCGCCACGTAGTCATCGTCAATCTCGAGGCCAAGAACATACTCGGCACCAAGGGCTTCGGCTGCGCGAAGGGATGATCCGCCTCCGCATGTCGGGTCCAGCATACGAGTGTTGCTGTCCACGAACATTTGTAGGAAGTGTTTTAGCACTGGCTCGGGTTTGGTATGGGGATGGTTCTCCTTGTTTGTGGGGGACGCAATCGCATTACTGACAGGCTTAACCAACAGCCTATCTTCACGAGAGGCGATCAGGGCCGTCTCGTAAATTCTTCTGGGCTCGCGCTTGGGATCAGGCACGATACCCACGTTGTCGCTTTTGACCCAGATCAACGGGAAATTGCAGAACGAAAGCTGCGGGGCCAACTCGGCAAACATTTCGAGGGTCTTGGCTTGGATTTTGATGTCGCCAGATAGCCAAAAGACCAAGTGCCCGCTGTGCGCCATGATGCGGTCGAGGTTTGTGCAAAGCGCATGGATTAGTTTTTCGTAAACGTCTGCTGCGTCGTCGTAGTTGTTCCAAGACTTTTTGCCTGACCAAGCGCCGCCGAAAACATTCACGCCGTAGGGGAAGTCGCAGTGGATAAGATTAAAGGGTTCGCCGCGATAGGCTGGAGCCCAGTCGAGGAAGGACTGCTGGAGGATTGAAGCCTCGGCGGGCGTGATTAGGGGCGCATGTCGGGCACTTTTCGCGGGCGCGTCCGGGGATAGGCCGGAGGATTGATTTTCCGGGGCGGTGGTTGCGTTCAATAGGTCGTCTAGGGGGTCTATACCGGATTGCCCCGAAAGCCTATCAGCGACCGCCTCTGTGGCTGTTGACAATAGATTGCTTACGGCGTCCGCCGCCACCCGTTCGTCCTCTCGCGAGATAAAATTATACGCCCTTGTCGCAGACTCCATCTGGCGCACGTTGTCCCGGTAAAGTTCCTTGGCGACCCGGCAGCACCGCTGCACCCACGCCGGGGAATACCCCAGGTTTTCGGCGGTCTTTGTGTAATTCCATTCGGGACCATTCTGCTGGCCCAGCACTTCATGCAATCCAGCCATCGCAAGGCACTGGTCCTGCCAACCCAAATCTTTACGGCGCAAATTTTCTTCAAATTCCACAACCCGCTGCTCGATGGGGGAAAGTTCTGTCAGCAAATGGGCGGGGATCGTGGCGCGGTTTAGTTTTGTGCTGGCGGTGTAACGGCGTTCACCCGCCACAAGTTTGTAGGGCTGACCCGCAGGGCCTTCTTCTGGCAAAACAATAATCGGGACCAGCACACCATTGCGCGGAATGCTTTCCAGCAGATCGTCAACGACGATCTCTTTCCGCTGTCGATTTGCGCGGTCGATCCAAATGTCTTTGAGAGCGATTTCCATTTTCAAATTCCTGACAGGTGAGTGGGGGAGGCAAAAGGCTCCTGCCTCCCCCGTTGTTAGGCCAAGGGCCTGTTGCGATTACGCCTCGCCCTTCACGCTCTTGATGTTGTTACGCGGCGGATCATCCGGGCGCTCCGGGTTAAAACGCTGCGTGACATACGCGAGAACGCTCTGACCAACGGCCTCCGGGATCAACTCGTCAAAAGAAGAACCTTCGGTCTGGAGTCCGAGGCTGACGAGAAAATCCTTCAAGCGAAAGCGAGCGTCCGGCGTGAGGTAAAAGTCCGTGGACAGCTTGCGGCTCGACAGGTCGATGTCCGCGAGGTCCTTCGGGTCAACGTCATCGCTGGCCGAATGGAACTTCAAACCAAAACGCACGTAAGGGGTTTTGTTCTTGTTGTTATCTCCGTATTCGAAAGAAGCGATAGTGCCGTGATAAGTGCCTTCGGGGAGAGCGAGAGGAGCCTTGACATCATCGAGTTTGGTTGAGAGCAGTTCTTTGAAATTAACAGACATGGTTTACTCCATAGTGATATGCCCCGTGAGGGGCGAGCATTGACGCATTCGCGTCAATTCCTGACAGCTGCGAAATAGTCGGCTAGACCTGTTTCGAGCGGATAAGATGGCTGCACTTTAGACGGCGCAGTATTCTTGCATTCAATCGTGCCTTGCGAGGTCGTGAAGATTTGGCGCTTGAGCGAAGTGCCGCGACCGGAACTTTGGGCGAGCAGGACTGTGTTGAAATAACGACCGACTTTCGGAGGGAGAGCTTTTCCCAAGGTGTTAGGATAGTAACGCTCCGGCCCACTATCGTCTCCCATCGGTTTGATATGGCAATTTATAATCACGTTGCATTTTACGGACTCGTCGTAGAGCATACGCAGAAGGTTCTCGACGAGGACTTGTGCAAGGCCCCAGTCGGACTGATGCGGGTGCTGGCCGAGGCGACCGTTCATGGCGAGGATGTAGGAAAGCGCTGCGTCCGAAAGCATTGTCAGGCTATCAATCACAAGGACTGTTTTGCTGTCCCATGTGGTGATCGGGCCGAGGTTCGTGTCGCCGTCTTTCCAATCACCCAACATGCCAGCGGTGCGCTGCCAGACAGACGCCTTCGCGGGGATCAGTTTGCCGCCCACGTTTTTCATGGGCTCCGTGATCGTCACGTAGTCCACGTTCGCAACTGCGTCTTTCGGGTATTTGCTTGACGTGAGCAAATCGCGCAGCACGTCCACACCGTTGTCGAGATCGAGGATGCGAACTTTGTAACCGGCGGCTGCAAGGGACGCGAGAGCGCCGGTCTTTCCAGACCCTGAGTCACCTACAAAAAGTAGTTTGGTGGTGTCTGCGGAGTGATGGTCTTTAAGGGATGGCATTTGATAAAACCTTTTCGATTTGTTTTGCGAGATTTTCGTGTGGTGTGATGGCGACGGCGATCCAGTTCTGGGTTTTGCGATCAAAGACGATGACGATAAAACCATCGTCAGAATGACGAACGATATGAACGCTCATTCCTCAGCCTCATCATCTAACGCTGCTTCTATCGCGGCTTCTTCGATTTCACGTTCAGCGTCGAGCAGAATGATGTCCACCATTGCTTTGACGTTGCCTGTCATTTCCTCTTTGGGAAGAGCAAGCATGTATTCGTGAGCGGTTTTCATCAGATGTCTCCACGAACTTGCAGCGGGTCCCAAATGCGTTTGGTGAAATCAGCGCGCAGCCATTCATGTCGAACGCTGGGAGGAAGCCCGCAGATTTTGCGGAACGGGCAACCGCCATACATGCCGCAGGATTTGTCGTTCATGGGCCAATAGTTCTGGGCCGCGTAAAGTTCGGCTGTCGCGATGTATTGGCCGAGATCGAAATACCATTCCTCAAGGCCAGACTCCGTGCGTGGCACAACACCACGCAAGAAGCGCGTGAATGTTTGTGCGATCTGCGCGCCATCCACAATGATCCCTTCGATCTGCACGTTGTAAACGATCTTCCCGGCGATGGCGTAGAGCGACATCTGGTTGTCAGGTGTGAACTTGTCGAAGAACGACTGGTTGATTGTGCTTTTGGTGGTTTTGCGGTCGAGCACAAACGCTTTGCCGTTTAGCGAGGCAAGGCGATCAAGATGCCCGCAGAGCAAAATCGTCTCCCCGTTGCGCGATTGATAACCGCTGTCGAAACGGAACGAAAGTTCGACTGCAGGCTTGCCATTCGCCAGTCTCACCGTTTCAATCGGATCATCTTTGAACTGATCCAAATACCAAACGACCGAGCGCAGGAGCGTCATGCGATTTTTGTTCGGATCGTCTGAAAGCCACGGACGATTTTTTTTCTCGTCCCAGGTAATTGTCAACACATATTTCACCACTTCGCGCACAGCTTGGTCATAATCCATGCCGCCGAAACGCAGATGGTCGTAGCGTTCGAGCGCGGAGTGAAAGTGCAGACCGAAAATCAAATGCACGGATGTTTCACGCGGCTGCCACCCCTCTAAAATGCTCAGTTGGTAGTAGCGCGGGCACGTCTTAAACGCACCGATTGATGTCGAGTCCCACGCAAACTGGAAGCGGGGGCTGATAAGG